TAAACTATCTCACGAACTAGAGAAGGAAATTATTTCTCTTAACAAACTCCAAATTGAACTTAACAAAGAAGATGCCAAGGGCCATTGGTTCCAATCATCCTGGCGACCTGCAACTGCCTGGATATGCGTATTGGGTTTTGCAGTTAATTTTTTAATTAGTCCACTTGCCGCACCTTTTGGCATAGATGTTCCGCAAGCTGATACATCAACCATGCTGCCAGTGTTAATGGGAATGCTTGGACTTGGTGGCCTTAGATCTTATGAGCGTGTCCAGGGCGTTGGAAAATAATGTGTAAGGCCATGCAAGAAGATGAGCATTTTGATACAGATCTAATTAAGAAAAGATTAATCGATTTTGAAGGCCTAGTTTTAATGCCTTATAAATGTTCTCAAAATTTTACAAGCATTGGCATAGGCCGCAATTTAGATTCCAGGGGAATCACCGAGGATGAGGCCATGTATCTTTTAAGCAATGACATTGATTCAGTGTTTATAGATCTAGATAAACATTTGGCCATTTGGAGATCTTATCCTACAGAGGCTCAATATGTTTTTATAGATCTCTGCTTTAATTTGGGGATCCACACATTATTATCATTTAGAAAAACTCTGGCCTTATGCCAGTTGGGTGAATGGGAAAAGGCCGCAGCTGAATTGTTACGATCCAGGTATGCCAGGCAAGTAGGGAGAAGGGCAATCTTTAATTCTGAGGAGTTAGCTAAATGTCAAAAACAAATCAAGAAAACCACAACGCCAAAAGATTAGGATCCCTGGGGGAAGCATTAGTTAAATCCTGCCTTTTGGAATACTCAGACTTTTGCTATGAAACTTGCGAATCACATCCAGCAGATCTTATCGTTGAATTTGGTAATGCCTTATATAAGGTGCAAGTTAAATCCAGGAACAGATCCAAAGAAGGCAAGTACACATTTCCCATTGAAAGCCACAGGGCAAAATCTGTTACGCACCAGCATTATCATTGCGACATTTATGCTTTTGTATTTTTCCCAGATAAAAGAATCTTATTTATACCAAACTCAAGTGGCCAGAAGTATTTTGTATACCAAAAAGCAGCCATTGTTGACAACATGGAATTTGATTCACTCCAGGAAACTCTGGGATCTTTGAACCAAATGCCAGTAATAGATAATCTCCTAAATTTATAAATAACAAACTATCTTTGCATATCTATATATTTATATATAAGATAGGGGGTATGTTATTTATAAATTGAGGTAAAACATGAATGTATTAAGTTTGTTTGATGGAATGAGTTGCGGAATGATTGCTTTAGATCGTTTAGGTATCAAAGTAGATAATTATTACGCCAGTGAGATTGATAAGTATGCGATGCAAGTGAGTGCGGCCAACTACCCAGAGATTATTCAAGTGGGTGATATTACCAAGTTAGATTTATCAACTTTGCCAAAAATTGATTTGGTTATGGGTGGCAGTCCATGTCAAGGATTTAGCTTTGCAGGTAAGCAGTTAGCGTTTGATGATCCAAGGTCTATGTTGTTTTTTGAGTTTGTTAAATGCGTTAAAGAACTCAACCCTAAATATTTTTTATTAGAAAATGTAAATATGAAAAAAGAATGGTTGCAAGTTATTAACGAATACATGGGAGTTGAGGGTATTAAAATAAATTCAGCTTTAGTATCGGCTCAAAATAGACAAAGATGGTATTGGACTAATATACCTACAATAAAACAACCAGAACAAAGAGGTATAGTTTTAAGCGATATATTGGAAAATGATGCAGAAGAGCCAATGTACTCAAATATCTATGGTGGTTTTGGTGAAAAGAAACCAAGAGAACATTATGAAAAATCTGTAACCATAAGAGCAAATTCTAGGGGTGGTTCAATTCCAAATGTAAAAATAAAAGACTTTGATAAAAACTTAGACAAGATGACTACTAAGGAAGGTAAAGCATATGCACTTACAGCTTCTTATAATGGTGCTGTAGCCTGGAACTCAATAGAAAAAAAGCAAAGAAGCATGGTGCCAGTGGTTAAAGCAATGACAGAAGTGCGAACACCTGAAGCGAATCAAATTCGATACGAGCATAAAAAAAGAACAGGGAAAGATTGGTCTCCCAGGCACATGAGACATTTGGTTGAAAGGCCAGACGAGAAAATGAATACTCTTACAGGCTCTTTAACCAAGCAGCATATCTTACAAATTACCAAGGAAGAAAATAAAGTCTCCTGGAGAAAGCTAACGCCTATTGAGTGTGAACGCCTACAAACAGTACCAGATAATTACACCAATCATGTCAGCAACACTCAGCGTTACAAAATGCTTGGCAATGGTTGGACGATTGAGGTCATAGCACACATCTTTAAGAACATGGATTTTAACAATGTCATAGCTGATGCTGTGATAAATCAAAGGGGAAACCCACAACAAGAAGGAGAGAACCATGCTTAATGCAATAATATTTGGCCTGTTACTTATAGCAATCAAACACACATTTGATGCTTATATAAGGCACAGAAGAAGGCTTAGGATCTGGAGACATATACCAGCTTCTATGCGTTTAAACTACGATCAACGCAATGTTAAGTAGTATTGATTGGACGTTGGTTCAGCTGCAACTGGCAGCTGGACTGGCCCCAGTTTTCGTTATTTTGTACTTTCTGTACAAATAAGAGTAGGATTGTTATTTACAAATATATATAAATATAATCCTTGGGTTGTTATTTATAGGGAGCTTTTTATTGAGTGATTTTTTAAGAGATACTTCTGATCGCATAAAACTTAGAGGAAGGGTGGTTATTTACTTGCCAAATAAAAAAGTAAAAACTAGGCAGCTGGCCGCAGATCTATTAAATTTACATAAACACAACCAAGCCAAATGCCTGGATATGTTTATTGATAAACCCACAAAGAAACCAAAACATAAACCAGAGCTGCGAAGGGCAGTGGCCTTATGCAATAGCCGCAATGCAGATCTGATAATTCCAGATCTAGGAACTTTATCGCAAAGCATACATTTCTTGGCTGAGGTATCTGGCCTTAAAAATAAATTGTTTAGTATCACCAGGCCAGGCAAAAGTGATGAGGTGTTACTAATGCACTTAGACATTGCAACACTGGCCAGCATATCAGCTGGCATTAGAGATGATGTCAGAACCAAGACAAAAGCTAGGCTCCAGGAGCTAAAAGATCAAGGCGTGCAACTTGGTTCACCAGATCCAATGGCAGCACTGGCCGTTGCTCATGCAGCTAACAGAGAAATAGCAGACGATTATGCCAAGCATTTGATTCCCATTATTCGTGAGATCCAGGGCCTGGGATACAAAACATTAACGGCCATTGCCAAGATGTTAAACGCCAGGGGCGTAGAAACAGCGAAGGGCGGCCAGTTTCATGCAACCACAGTTAAAAACATTTTAGACAGATCAAAATTTTTATAGGAGTAGATTATGGATACAGCTATGTTAAAAATATTTGCCAAATACCAACAAACTGTTTTGTTTGAAGAATTAGAGTACGAAAAATTTAGTGAAGCAGTTATTATAGATCCAGTGGAACGTTTGGTTGCTTATTACATATTTAATCAAGGCATGGAAAATAACCATCCTTCGCAAACAGATATTTTGTATGAGCTGCGATTAACACATTCAACTTTGCGAAAAGTATTAAAAAAACTTATTGCAATTGGCTATGTTGTAGAATGCCAAAAAGAGGATGCAAGGTATAAACATTACAAGCCAACACTAATGGTTACAGAGGGCATTAAGATCCACACAGCCAGACATTTTAAAACCTTGTTAAGCATCTCTGCCAAGCTTGGAGACAATCAAGACATCTTAAATTTTATTAATGATGCGGTTAATAAATTGCTTGGCTCTTACGCCAATCATAAGCCTTATGGCGATATGGAAATAGAATATGTTAAATCAACACTAGAGAGCATAGAAGTAAAAACAAAATAATAGCGTTGCAAATTAGTGCTGTTTCGCAACACTAATAGTGCAATTAATATACATAATATTGTTGACAGTAAAATATAAATATATAAATATAAAAAACTAATGAGCAGAAAACAGCAAGAACAATACAAATCACACACTGGCCTAAGGCAGTGGGAAGGAACCAGAAGGGTGCCAGTTTCCAGAAAATTAATTTTTTTAAGAGACACCAGGCAACACATTATTGACAGTGCGGATCAAATGATAGAAATGGGCCAAGAAATCAAAAAAGCGGCCAGACAAAAAAATCCACTGTATATGTTGCAGCTGCAAGCAGATTATTTTGTGAGCCAATGCAACAAAGCAATCAAAAGCAACGCCAACGATGATGGCGATGATTATCATTACAAAGGGGTTAAATAAGACTGGGTACCCTTTTGATATTTACAAGGAGTTTATAAGCATGGACAATTTTAACCAACCAGAACTAAACCTATCAACAGCAGGCGATAGCAGCTTAAATAATTTATGTAAGGTAATAAAGACTTCGCATAATATATACTTTGACAAACAGAACAGATTTTTAGACTTTCCCAACAAATCCAATAAATCCAAAAGGACTAGATCCAAAAGTATAGCACTAAATGTAGTGGGCAAGCCTGGAAAGGTGCTATTTAAAAGCAATCTCATTTCAGCTGTAACAAAAGATTATGGCTATACCCTTTTGCAACTTATAAACAAAAAAGAACCAATTTATCTGCGAGATAGCGTGGAAGAAGTAAATAATTTAATAGGGAGATAACAATGGGAACAGTAGGAAAAATTACAGACGATGGCTACGCATCATGCAGCTTACTTCCAAGGATCTTTAATAAAGATGTTACTACTCTGGACAATTGCATTAGGGCCAGGAAGGGTGAGAATGTTAGAACGCCAGGTAACAGAATTACAGAAATGGGAAATGTGTTAGAGGAACCTTGCATATTAAGGGCAGCTGAATTGCTAAGGCTGCAAGGATTAGAAGCAAATGTGCAGCAAAGATTTAATCATTCAACATTGCCTTTACAAGCCTCACTTGATGCAAGGGCCGTAGCAGATAACTTGGTGATACAAGATGATCCAGAGTGGGGTATTTACACTCCTGGAGCTTCCAAGGTTCTGATTGACGGCCCAGGAGTTATTGAAAACAAAGTTACCAGGGATTATCCTGCAAAGGAGCTAGAGGATTGGCGTGGTTATATACAAATGCAAGGCCAGATGGAAGTGATGAATTGTGATTGGGGTGTTGTCAGTGTTTTATATCAATCAACAGATTTTAGGGTTTATGTATTTAAAAGAGATCCTACATTTGCAGATCTTCTGGCTGAGAAAATTAATGACTTTGAACGCAGGATCCAGGAAGAAGATTATTGGCCTGCAAAAGTAGTTACTGATACACACTTAATTTATAAAGATCTTAAAGATAAAGAAGATGTTAAAAAATTAGATGAAGCAGCTGTAGTTACAGTTGATGATTTACTTGCAGCCAAGCAGCTGGAAAAAAATGCAACAGCTCTGGTTGCAGATCTTAATTTACAGTTGATGGTACAGATGGGCAATCATGTAAAAGCTACCGCAGGTGAGTATGACTTATCGCTGCCTACATCTACTAGGAAGCCTACGCCAAGAAAAGTAGTGCCAGCTAGCCCAGGCGGAACATTTAGGGCAAAGACTGTAAGAATTAAAAGAAGGGCCACGCCAAAGGAGTAAACAAGGAGAGTTATGGGCGGCCCAGTTTAGATTATAAGATATAAACAACAAAAGCCCCTTTTATATATAATAAAAAGCAACTATATTAATACACGGAGAGTTAAAAAATTATGAATGAATTTGACAGATACGAAGAACAAGGCGGCAAGGTCAACTTGCGAGTATCGCCAGAGCTTAGAAAAAAAATAAAACAAGTTAGCCTGGATAGGGAAGTACCTATGCAAAGCATTGTGGAATATGTTTTGCGAGTTTGCATTTATGCCATTGATTCAAGCCCAACTAAAAACGGCAGCGTTATGTTAGATGTTGAGTTAGATCTGGATCAGATCAAATGACGCAATATAAAGACATAGTAGACGAGGCCAGGGAGCTTCTTAATAGCAAAAAAAAATTAAACATACCTAGCATGGGCAGAAATTTTTCAGATCCAGAAGGTGTTTGGTTTTTAAATTATCCAGACGGCAAAATTATTCAAACTCACCTGGACAAACGCAAGAAAGATGTTGTTATCCAGGATAGCTATTTGTAATGGGAATTTTTAATACAGCTTCTGGCACTACAGCTTATGGCGGAACCGCAACAATAAGAATACAACCAGAGCCAAATACATTAGATCTTATTAGAGAAATTAAAAGGTTGCAGATGATTGTTGAAGATCAAGAAATACAAATAGACAAGCTGCAAGTAACGCCAACTAATTTTACTAGGCAGCAGCTGAAATTATTGATACAAAAAATGCACCCAGATAAAAATAATGGATCTTCTGAGTGTGCAATTTTATTCCAAAAACTTATGGACATAAAAAATGGTTAATTCAAGAAACAAAGGAGCTGCTTTTGAACGCCATATATGCAAATTCTTAAATGATTTGCTAGAGGCCAGAGGCCAGGAAAGATCTGTTAAAAGAAACTTAGATCAATATCAAACTAAAGGCCTGGCAGATCTGTATTTTCAAAACTTTGCCATTGAGTGTAAGCGGTATAAAGAACGCAAAGAGAATTGGCCTATTGATAAATGGTGGCGGCAAGCTATGGATGCAGCTGGTGATAAATATGTACCTATTCTTATTTACAAGTATGACAGGCAAGAAATTAAAGCAGTAATTCCATTGGCGTATTTAAATCCAGAATTAAAAGAGGTTATGGATCCACAAAGAATATGCATAACCAGCTTTAAACATTTTCTCCAGATAGCTGAGGCCAAACTTGAAAATATTATTTGAAGATGAGTTTGAGGAATATCTGTTTGGCCGTTGGGCTGAATACAGAGAAACACTTATCCAGGCAGATGAGGAATTAGATCTATTTGAATTTGAAAATAAACACAAAGAACAAATTTTAGCCTTTTATAAATTGTCATTAATCAATTTAGAAAAAAGCAAAAGCGATTATCAGAAATGGTTATCAAAATTAAACAGCAAAAGAATTTTGCATTAGTAGGAGTGAAAGATGGGGTTATTAAGCGATGGTGGCGGTATGAGTAATTTTTTAAATTACAAACATGGGCCAAGGTGTTTTTATTTAGGCAAAGAGGATATTGTTGAATTTGATAAATTGGTTGTCGATGTTGACAGCGTTAAAACTGGCTGGGGTATTTATACAGCTGAAACAAGTTACCAATATGTATGGGATGAACGGCCTGGAATAAGAAGCCCAAAACCAGAGGATATTGGAGATCAATATTGGAGTGGTGCATTTTCTGTTGATTGCTACATCAAAGACACTGAGGAATCTGTTATATGGAAGCATCACAGCGTGGGCAATGCCAGGGCTTTTGATGCCTTGACTGATACATACCTAGATAGACTTGATGAAAAAAAGCCTGGCCAAGTTGGGGCCTTTATATCTTTAAAACAAGATAACGGCCATTTAAAGGTTGCATACAAAGATGATAAGCAAAACACATCCTGGCCATTGTTTGAGTTTCATAGTTGGATTGATAGACCAGAACAATTTGTTTCCAAATCAGATATGCCTGGTGCGGATCCAGTAAACAAAGATCCTAAACCAGAAATTTCAGACAAAGACATTCCATTTTAAATGCAGCAAGTTGACTGGGTAAAACTGGCCAGCGAAGTTGCATTAGAAATATTAGGTGAGCCTAAGACTAAGAGCAGCACGCATTGGCGGTGGGGCAATAAAGGCTCAATGGCTCTTGATATTGAACGAGGGCTGTTCCACGACTTTGAGGGCGATGAGGGCTACACCTGCCATAAGTTTATAACGATGCACGGCAAAGATCTTAAAGAGACACTAAAGGCCCATGGTTATGATAGTTTTGATCTAAAGGGGGCAGCTTTAAAAGTGCCTTTTTCTCCCCAAGAAAAGACGGCCTCTTTTAGATCACTCGATAAATACCAAATGAACGCACTCGCAAGCCAGGCAATTATTAAAGTGCAATACAGCGATAAATTTTGGGTTATGCGATTTCCAGAAAGCCATAACATTAAACAAAAATATGCACCTTTTAATAAATTAGATAATGGTGCCTGGGTTATGTCTAGGCCAGAAGCCCCATTGCCTATTTATTTGTCAGATAGAGATCCAGAAGGCCCAGTGTTAATTGTAGAAGGCGAAAAAGCTATGCGAGGGGCGGAAAGATTATATCTAGGCCAAGTCTGCTGCCATCATGGCGGTGTTAACAATTGGAAGGAAGGCAAATCTGATTGGACGCCTATTTACGGCCGCACAGTTTTGATATGGCCAGATAATGATGAGGCAGGAATAAAAATGGCCACTGAATTAAAGGCGTATTTACAAAGTAAAAAATGCCAGGTGGATGTTGTTAAGATCCCAGAAGATTTTGCTGATAAAGATGATCTATTTGATGCAGCTGCAAACAACTACTTTGCTACACCTCAGATCTTTAACGACTACCTAAAAAACAACCTAGACAAATCGCCCAGAGGATCTTTTGAACTTATGTCTATTGCAGATATGGAAGCAAACATAAAAGAGCCAGAGTGGTTAATTGATAAGATCCTGGAACGAGAAACCATTGGATCTATTTTTGGATCTCCAAAATCTGGCAAATCATTAATTAGCCTTAGCATGATGATGTCTATTGCCAATGGTACAGAGTGGTTTGGTCATAGCGTTAAACAAACACCAGTTGTTTTGTTTTGTGGGGAGGGTGAAAGATCTATGCACAAACGCATATTATCCTGGGCAAAATTTCACGAACAAACTGTAAGAGATAATCCATTTAGGATGTCTAACAGGCCTGCCAGGATCTTAGACGATGAGGACTTTGCATTAATTATGCAGACACTTAAAAACACTTACGATGAGCTGGGTGATATAGGTTGTGTTTGCATTGATACGCTGCAAAGAAATTGGGGCGGTGGCGATGAAAATAGTAGCTCTGATATGGGTAAGTTTATTCAGCGTGTAGACGAAATTAAATACGAATTTAAGGCCAATGTTGTGATTGTCCATCACTCTGGCCATGTAGGTGGTAAATCTAGGGCCAGAGGATCCTCAGTGCTGCCGTCAAGCGTTGATTTTGAATTCCAGGTTGATAGGCAGGATGGGCCAAAAGATGATCCTAGGATGTATACCACAATTAAACAGACACTTAATAAAGAAGGTGCAGATCTGCCACCAATTAATTTTGAGGTAGTTCCAGTGCATAACCTAAAAGGCTATGCGGCCCAGGGATCTGCAACTGTAGATCTAACAGATCAAGAGTTTAAGGCTCCTATTAAAATTCCAGATAATGTGCAGCAGTTAGGTAATGCCATCACCATAACTCATTCAGAGAAAATTGCAGCAGGCATACATCCTGGTGCAGCTACAGTATCTATAGAAGAAATTGTGAAATATTTAGATGATCCTAAAAAAAATAATAAATGGGTTTCTAAGAATTTTGATACTTATAAAAATGATGATCGAATAAGTTGGGTAGTTACAAAGAGGGGTTTATACCAAGATAAAAACCTTGCAGGAGTGCCATTCTAGTATGCAAAACCCTAAAAACCCTAAAGAAAACCCCATTAACCCCAATGGAAATTGCATAGATCTATTATTAACCCTTAAAACCCCACACTCCTTTAAGGAGTGGGGTATTGGGGTTTTTAAATGAGGCGTTAGGATTATGAAAAAAGAAAGAATAAATCCATACGAACAAGATTCTATAAATGCAAGAAAAGATGTTAATAAAAAAGAGCAATGGATTGAAAGAAATTGGAATAAGGCCAGATTACTTAAATTAGTTTCCTATGGAATGAGAATTAGATTTGACAAAGCTGAAATGCTTTACAAAGAATCTCTGTTTACAGCTGATTACAAAAACATAAGCAAAATGGCAGAAATGATGGTTAGAGGTTATGAGGCATTAATTAAAGAGGCTACAGATCTTGGACACTTAAAATTATCTGCTACTACATGGCTGCATGAACATAAAAAAACAACTTATGTAGTCGTCAAAAACGACCAGGAATTTTGGTTGGCTCACAACGCTTATGCAGAAGAACCAGAAACAATGGTTATTGGTATTAGTGAGCTTTTTAAAATGGCTAACGATGAGCTGCTAGAAACTAAAAATAAGATCCAGGGAACATTAAACACAACGGCCAGAATAGTTGAGTATAAGAAAAATGACTAAGTGGCATGGGGGTAAAGGCTCTGGAATAAGAAAGAATGACGATCAAAAACAATATGAAGAAAATTGGGAAAAAATATTTAACAACGAGGACAAACAAATGCCAATAAAACTTAAACCAACGGCCAAGACATACAACAAGGCCACTCGCAAAACACAGATAGAACATCACTACATAAAAACTACTGATACCAAGATCTTAGAGGATATGTTGGCGGCTGATACAACCAGGCCAAAGATTAAACAAAAAATAAGAAACGAATTAACCAGGAGAAACAAATGAAATGCTTTAACTGTAATGCAGACATGAAACACCAGGAACAAAAAGAAATCAGTAGAGTAAATGATTTATACGAATTTAAAATAACTTACAAATGCTATGAGTGCAATTCATGTGCTGAGGCTTATGTACCAAAGGAGAATCCAAATGGAAATTGATAAGATCCTAGAAGAAAAAGGTATGGAATATGGTAGGCCAGATATTTTTATGGGCCAATTATCTCAGGTATGGGGTGCTATGTTAGGTAAAAACTTATCGAGTACACAGGTTGCAGCAATGATGATGGCCTTTAAAGCCATAAGAGGTTGTAACAACCCAGGCCATGAAGATAGTTTTTTAGATGCTCATGGCTATGCAAAGATTGCTATGGATATATTAAAAAATGATAAAGACTTTGTGTAAAATATTTATAAATAACAAAAGGGCAATATGACTAAAAGAAAACAAATAGATCCAAGCAATTTAAAGAAGCAAATAGATTCTGGCAAATCATCAAGCGATGCAGCTTTATCATTAGGTGTAAGCAAAGCAACAGTGTTAAAGAAGGCCAAAGAGTTTGGTTTATCTTTTAGCAATAAATCCTGGTGGAGATCCTTATGAAAATAGATATAAAAAGCAACATTAAAGAAGTAACAAAAGATTTAACTAATACACAAAAGAAACAAATCCCATTTGCTACAGCCAATGCTATTAATGCCACATTGTTTCAATTAAGAAAGGAGATGGGTAAGCAAACAAAAATAAAATTAGACCATCCAACACCATTTACACAAAAAGGTTTTATGGTTAATAAAGCAAATAAATTAAAATTAGTTGGTGAGTTGTTTATTAAAAAAGCTGTAGCTAAATACTTGAACATCCAAATTGAAGGTGGAGTTAGATCTGGTAGTAAAAAATTTGCTATACCTACAAGAAATGCAAAGCTCAATCAATATGGAAACATACCTGGTAAATTATCTGGTGTTGTTAAAGGTAAGAAGCAAAGCATTATGACAATTAATGGTATGACTGGTGTTTATGAAAAGAACAAAGATAAAACATTAAAACTTATTATTGCGTTTAAGGATTCAGCTAACTACAAAGCCAAGTTTCCTTTTTATAAAATAGGCCAGGGCTTTATCAATTCTAAATTTAACAAGAATATGATTGTTGCTTTAAATAGAGCATTAAAGAGTGCCAAATAAAATGGTAGGTTCTTACTCAGCTTCCACTGTGGGTAAATTCGCAT